ATCGCCTTATCCGTAGAACAGCTACCGAAGTCGGCCTACAGATGCCTCCAGTTAACTACCAAACTGTTGTCTTGCAACATAACGAACAGCAGGCTGCTCTATATAAGGACATGCTGGAGAAGTTCTTTGTTTTTGTCGATAAGCAAGACCCAGACAAGCTGCTTCCTGCTATGAGTTTGCTAGCTCAGTTGACTCGTCTACGTCAGATCAATGTTCTGCCCGTTTGTACCTTTGTCGATAAAGACGAGGAAGGCAACGAAATTGGTAGGGTTACTCTTGACGTGCGAGATTCTTCTAAGCTAGACGAATGCCTAGATAGGATTGTCCAAACAGACGACCAGGCTATTGTCTTCTGTTCATTCAATGAGCCATTAGAAGAATTAGCGATGCGCCTACAGATAGAGGGATTGTCCTCTGCCATTATCTCTAGTAAGTACGCAGATAAGATGAGTACTTATGAGACAGACTTCCAAGCCGGAAAGATTCATGTTCTGTTGCTTAACTCTGCAATGGGTGAAGGCCTTAATCTGCATAAGGATAAGGCTAAGTGGCTGGGCGGAGCAAGAGCAGTACATATGTTAGATAAGTGGTGGAACGATGCACGTAATAACCAGTGCATTGCTAGAGCAGTTCGTCCTGGTGAGACTGCTGGGGAACCTGTCTTTGTTTATGACTACAAAGTTGAGAACTCAGTTGATTACTTCATTCAGTTCCTTTGTGATGAGAAATCGCAAAAACTAGGTAACCTTACTGAAGCTTCTGAACTTCGCCCCGCATCAGAATGGAAGCGTCTACTTAAGGAACTACTGTAATGGGCTGGTGGTTAGAAGCAATTAATAGATTTATGTGTTGGTACCACCATAGATTTGAAGTGCCTGTAGGCAAAGATAAAGATTGGAGATGCTTTGAGTGCCACCACCATTATGCAAAGGAGCCTAAAGGTTTTGCTTGTTCTGTATGTCTACATGATTTCTAAGGAGCTATTATAATGAACATGACAGAGTTTGATAACCTAAAGGTTGGGGATATAGTAGAATTCAATCCGGCTATGGATGATTGGATGAGAGGGGATAGGTACGGCACTGTTACTAACAAGCCGTTTAAGCATGAGAAGCATGGCTTTGTAGTCTTTGTTAAGACTAACAAGGCCCATAGAGCACGTTTGGTCCATCAGTCATTAGTTCAAAGGAAAGTATCATAGTGGAGCGTTATCGTAATGTGGTAACAATCGTTAACTCTGCGGAGAAATACGATTTAAATGCCATCATAGGACTAATCGAGGAATCCGATCCAGAAGGGCTAGCAGAAGACATCGCATATATAGTCACTACACTTAGGGCTAGTATGTCTCCTCTTGCTTGGACGAATGTTAAAGCTTACTTTAGACGAGACATTACTAATCATGAGTTTGTCTCTCAGACTATGGATATATAAAGTGGCTAGTTTAGAGGAATTACGAGCAAGTGCCAAAGCGCTACTATCTAGTCCTATAGGACAAAAGCCCTCAACAAAGAATAAGCGCCCTGTAGGCGATCTACCTAATCTTTTTGCTAATGGGTACAAAGGTTTAGTTTATGAGCACAAATGCTTTAGTGTCCTCTATCCTGTAGGCTTCGAGTGGTCCGATTTTATTTATAGCCACTACATGGATGAGGGTAATCTACATATTTGGAATATAGGAGAAGACTTGCATAAAGGAACTCATATAGTTCATGGGCATGGTAGAGATACTACTTGTTTCTCTCAACATCAATGTCATGTATTAGGGTACAAACCAGAAGGCTGGGAAGGAGAAAACTTCTTCGAGAGATGGAAGAAATTCGGATATGTATGAGCGTTTCACTATATGGAGGCGTGTACATTATGTAGATATCTGGCACTGGGAGTGTATTGACTGTGGAGCTAAGAGTATCTCTGGTTTCTCTACTCTTTCAGGTCTAGTCTTTCACTATGAAATTCATGTCGCTAAAATTCATCAAGTTAAAAAAGAAGAGGAACCATTTTAATGAATAATGTTCTTATTAAACCTATTCACCCTAAAGCAAAGTTTTTTTCGCATTGCAAATCCTGTGGACAGATTCTTATAAGAATGCCTACAGGTGGTCCACACAATGCTTTGTGTCATCTAATTATAGAAGATGACGAAATAATCGGTTGGCATTTAGGCCCTTGGTGTCGAAATCCACCCCTAAGGAATAAAAAATGACACATTTTTCAGAAAGCCCTTCAAGTGTAAGGGTAGATCGTTTCAGAGAGTCGGGGAAATGGTATGATACTTATGCCATTGATATGAGACAGTACTACAATTTACCTTCTATCCACGATGCAGTTGCGAGAGCATGGTTAGATGAGCGTTGGGCAACTGGAACTGGCCTTGAAAGTTTCTTTTTAGTTTGCTTAGATCCTTACCATGTTCACAGTCATCCAGTTATCTTGAGAGAAGACTATGTACAAAAACTACTAAAGGAAAGATATGACCAAGGATGAATCCAAAATCAAAGACTGGCGTAGCACTGGCCGCAGAAAAGCTCGTAGAGAATTGTATGCTGCCTATGTTCCTTACAAGTGTGTCGGTTATACTAAGCTTGACGGCACTAAAATCAAATGTGGTAAGACAACTATCGAACCACCGAAAGATGCACCAGCATGGTTCAATGAACTCTGGCCGAAAGAGTACAGAGTTTTAACTAGTCAGCTTCAAGCCGATCATGTTACTAAGGATTGGCAGAACAATGAAGTTGAGAATCTAGAATGGAGATGCGACCCGCATCATAAAGCACAAGATAGACAGACTCCTAAGGGAATCCCTCAAAAGAAAGTCAACTTATGGTAAAGGGTGATGAATTAGACGAGTATATTAATGAAACTATAAGATTACTCTATAAGAAAAAGAGATTCTACGATAGGCTTTCAGTTATGTTGCTAGCGCTCGGCTTGATCGGAGCATTAGTATTGGGTATACTGCTACTCTTTCTAGCCATCGACTATCCAGACGAGTACCAACCACCCTATGAAACGAATGTAAGTTTAACAGATAACTAAATCACAATCCCACTGTCAGAATCCCCTTGTGGGCATAGCACCTACGGGTGTATAACTGAGATGTCCGCAGGGACTGTCAACAACAATAAACACAGGAGAATAAACTAAAATGACTGATACCGCAACTGCTCCAGCCGCCCCTACGGGTGAGCTTCGGGGTTTTTATGATGCTGTTACAAAGAGTATTGCAGAGCATGATGCTAAGCTTGATGCTGGCTCAGAATCCGCTGGAAAGCGGAAGTTCACTAATGCTCTGGTCGAAAATGCAGAGGAAGAGTGGAAGGGTGTTGCAGATGACATCGTTTCACAGATGGCTGAATTCCCGCCGGATGTTTTGGCTGGTGTTCTCTACGGAATTAGTCGGCATATGTTTGCTGCCTATAAGGAGAAGGTTGATAACTATATCACCGAACAGGTCGCCCTTCTCCCTGTTTCCGAGGAAGAGAAGCTTTCGGATGAAGAGCGTAAGGAAATCTCTGATGCTCGTTCCGAACTGTTTAAGCGCCAGAAGGCTATTGTCGATATGGCAGATACCTTCCAGCTTACTACACCAGAAAATGGTGGACCTTGGCCATTGGCTAAGCGTCGTGGTGCTTCTGGTAGACGTGGACAACGTGCATTGACTTCCTACGTTTGGACTGTCGATGGTAATGGTGAATTCGATGGTAGCGATTCCGTTAAGGGTACTGCTCTTTATCTCGGATTCGAAACTCAGAAGGAATTCACTGAGTTGCTTCGTAACGAGCCGAATAACATCGATACGAAGAACCCGCCTGATAAGATTTCTGTTAATATCAATGGCAAGCTTGTTGAGGCTGAGAAGAAGGAAGAGTCCGAAGAGAACGAAAACGCCGAGCCTGGCGAAGAGGAATCCGAAGACTGATAGTTCGTGGGGAGTAGGGCAGTTCGCTAACCCCTTACTCCCCACATAATCAAATGCTAGACAAATAAACAAAACTAGCAACCTATCAGTTGCGATAATACTGGTAGGTTATTCGGTACACTAGTATCGACGGAATAGCTTAGACCTAGGATAGCTAAGCTATTCCGCAATTAATCTGTAGGAGAGAAAACCTACAGGAAAGGTAATATTCAAACTGTCGTCGATCGTCGATAGCGAGGATAGTTACCGCCTTGCAATTGAGAGTGTTAGGGATAGTAATTCGAAACATGTTTTACTATCCCTAACTCTCGTACTTTCTTTTCTGGGGGTTTTCCTACTTCCCCCAGTTATGGGTAGAAGCATCCAGTTACTCTCTCCCCCGTAGAAGTAACTGGGTGCTCCCCATTCTAGTCTCAAACAATAAAGGAAAATAATGAAAAGGGTACTAGCTATTTCAGTTGCTATTGCAGCTTGCTTAACTGCCGTATCGGTAGAAGCAGGTGGCAGACAATGTAAAAAGGATTGCTACAACACTACAACTACAGAGGTATCAACATCATCGACGACAACCACCCCCCAATCTACAACAACAATTCCGGATTCAACATCTACAACCATACCGGACATTTCGTCCTCTACAAGTTCGATAGCGGATACTACTACGACCCAACCTGTTGTTTCATCATCAGTAAATCCGACTACGCCAAGTACTTCGGTCTCTCCTGGAACTACTACGACAACAACAGACCCACAATCTGTTGTGCCTACCACTACAGAAGAATTGTCAACCCAGCCGAATTCCCAACGCTTACCAGCGACTAAGAGAAAGAAGTAGTAATGTTTAAGAAAGTAATAGCAGTAGTTGGTCTGATACTTGGCATGACTGTTGCTACAGTAGCTGAGCCAGTTAAAGCTAACCACTCAACCTGTACGTCCTTTGCACAAGGCGGTTCATTTTATCGAGATTGTAATGGTGGGTCGGGCATTTACTATGCTAAGGCGTATTACTATTACTTCAAGAACGGAGTTGCGTATTACGGAACAGCATGGGGTTCAGCAGCACAAGTTCCAGCAGCTTCTAGAGGATGCGTTACCTGGACTAGGGTTTGTAATTATAGGTGGACACAATGTCCAGTTTCTACGGGCTGCACTGTTTATTCAGTAGTCGGTTCTCACGGCTAAAGGAGGAAATAGATGAATGAGCTTATGCTGATCCTTATCGGCCTATCTCGTCTACTTACAGCTTTGCTGTCGTGACGTTATTGTGGCTTCTTGTTGGGTTCAACCCTATCCTAATCACTTTCGATATAGCTACAGGCGTAGCAATCTATCTTTGTACAAGGAATCCGGGTAAGGTTGAACCACGAATTTGTAAAGAATGTAACAAAAATATAGCTAAGATAGGATATTTGACTTGTGATGAATGTAGGTCTAAACTAAAGAATAGAGAGATACATTATAATCTCTCTATGCGTTATAGGGAGGTGAAGTATGACCGTATTTAATCCAGATCAATTGATGGACTTGCTCGATTGGTTAACTAATTTAAGAGACTCAGGAATAACCTTAGATGAAATTATCGACGGGCTTACCACAGGCGAACTTACTACCAATACTGGCCCCGAGCGAAGTAACATTCGTCTCGCCGAGTCGGCTTAAAGTATTTCAAGAGTGTGCTAAGAAGTTTCACTATCTGTATGTAATGCAGATAGTGCCTAAGGCAGCACCTAAAGGACATTTCAATAAAGGCAACTATTTTCACGAACTTGCTCACGAATACTACAAACTAATTAAGGCTGGAGTTGATCCTGGAAGCGATCATGCAGTAGCTCTAATAACGGCTAAAATAGAAAGAGATGTGACTCATTATTTACAAGGTAATCCAGGTGACGGTTCTTTAATAACTACGTTTGCAGTCATCGCTAAGATGTTCCAGCGTTATATTAAAGAGCAGTCACCAAGGATAGATGCTGGAATTACTGTTGAGAGCGTAGAAGCTGAAGTCGCATATCCAGTAAGTTCCGATGTAATTCTCTCAGGGTTTACTGATCTTCTGTATTGGGATAACGGTGGGAACCCTAGAGTACGTGACCACAAGTCGGGGGAAAGGTCTTGGTCTAAGCTAGATGCTATCAACTCTGCTCAGTTATTGTTCTATGTTACTGTGGTGTTTATGTTGACGGGTGAAATACCGTTCGGGGAAATTAGCTACATTAACACTAAGGAGTACGTCAAGAAAATTCCTAGCCATGCAGAGTCTTACACATTCTCTGTAGTAGGTTATAACAAGAAAGAACTAAAGCAATACTTTGAGCATCTTTGCATGTTGGTAGAGAGTATGCTAGGGTCTAAATCAATCCCGAACTACAGCCAAGCCTGTACGTACTGCCCTTATCAGGGACCGTGTTACGCTGAACGTAAAGGGATTGACTCAACACCAATTATCCTTCAACACTTTACTACTAAGGAACCTGTTAGGAAACATGCCTCTTTTACCGACGAATACGCCTCAGGAGACGCTCCCAATAAAAAGCTTCACAGTTAATCTAACAGACGGGACTAGTAAAACTATAGAAGTGGAGGAAGGAGCTAGTGGGTACTTCAAAGAAAGTCTCTATACTGGGGGACAAGTCCAATTCAAAACCTTCCAAGCCTATGTTGCCTGTAAGCCAGAGAGCCTGCATGGCGAGCCTATATGACGAATGTCTATCCTGTCCTATAGGAGTAGACTGTATCTACACAAAGAAGGAGGGAGGTAATTAAAATGCCTATTATTCGTGGCCCACGAGACGGAATTGGAGTTTAAATGTTAATTGATGAAGTTGCCGCAGCTATCTACCATATATATGGCCCACACGACTATCTCTCGGAGAATAGTCCTACGATTGATGCTAGTGTGGCAGCGGCCCAACGTCTACAAGATGAAGGATTCCTTAGAGAAGAATGAGAAAAGTTCAGTTCCCTCCTTACGGTTTGGCTAGAATCATAAATGATCCAAACCCAAGAGAAAGAATTAGCGGCCCTCTACTATGGATGAAGGAAGAATGCCCCTTCTGCTCTGTAGGTGATCCAGAAGAAGATTTGTGCGATATATGTAGATGGAAGAGACTAGTTAAAGCAGTTCAAGCAAATCAAATCATATACAATAGAAAGCTATTTAGACTAGAATGGAAATCGCCGGATTTACAAAAGTTAAAGATACAATACAATATGCGAAGTTAGGCTTATACGGCCCACCTGGTTCAGGTAAAACTCGTTTTTGCGCTGATGCACCTGAACCAGCTTGGTGTGATTTCGAGAAGTCAACAGAGACTTTAAGGAACTGGCCTGAGCCGTACAAAAGTATTCCTACTATTACACCTAAAGATGTAAAAGAACTCAGAGCTACTTGCGAACGAATAGTCAAGAATAAGGAAGCTAAGACGATTGTGATTGACACAATTACAACGGCCCTTAGCTACTATATTCGTGACCACGACACAGACTCTCTAGTATTCAAACATGCTACAGAAGAGTTCGCTAAGCTGTTCAATTTCCTACAGCGGGCACCAATCAATGTTTGCATTATAGGCCATGAAAACAAATACTACGAAAGAGATGTTAAAACGCAGCATCTTATCCTAAAAGGAATCTTTCCCGACATTACTCCCAAGCTAAGAAACTCCTATATCCAGCTTGTGAATGTTGTCGCATATCTAGAAGCCGAGTCTAACACAATTGTAGAAGGAGCAAAGAGAAGACTATACATAAATAAAACAGCACTGATCGAGGCGAAGAATCGTCTCAACATCCAAAAGACTTATATCGATAACCCAACATGGAAAGATTTATTCGATGTCTGATGTATTTACAATTGACTTTGGTAACGTTAAGGAACAGCCTGAGTTTATCTTCCCAGAGGAAGGAAACTATACTCTCGTTGTTGATGCCTTTGATCCTAAGCCAGTAAACGATGAAGATAGGCAACACCTGGGATTCAATATTGCCCTTACCTTCCACATTGACGCAGAGGGAATTTCTGAAAAACTGAAGGTCTTCCATAACCTTTATGTTAACTATGAGAATCCTTTTGCGGCCTTGGCTTTCTTCTCTGCTCTTACTGGTGCATCATTGGAAAACGTCAAGATTGATGTCTCTAAGCCTGCCGAGTTTATCGGAATGAAGGTTGGAGCGATCCTTACTCATGACACCTATAAGAAGGCTTCCGATACCGAGAATGACCCACTTCGCAAGAAGTTTATTGTTGCTAAATTTGATCACTTCTACGCAGTTTAATTAGATCGTTAACCCCTAACTTAGTACCTTAAACAACAGGATTGCCTTCAATTTTCAAGGCGAACTAAGTTAGGGGTTAACATTCTCTCAGGAGCGAGATGGGTGATTTAGATGTTTACTTGGACACCCTTTTCGATGGCCTACAGGGGTTAGTTTATTCTCCAGCAAAAGTAGAGATAACAAAGGAAAACCCAGCAGGTTGGGAAACAAATTGGTTTGAATGGCCCAAACAAAAAGACGAATTGGTTGCGCATGTTAGGCGGGGTAGGGGAGACATCTACATTAGTCCCGCCGTTTATTCAGAACGCAGGGGGACTAAGGATGCTATCAAAAAGATTCAGACAGTTTGGGTAGACTTCGATGGCACAGATAGGTTCCTCTCATTCAAAGACTTACCTGATCCGTCATTAATAGTTCAAACCAGTGCAAGTACCAAAGTTCACTGTTACTGGCGAGTAGAGCCAAGTGACTTTGAAACCATCGAAGAAACTAGCAGGAGGTTAACATATTACTTAGAAGCTGACAATGGTGGCTGGGACTCAACCCAACTACTAAGACCGCCGGAAACTCTGAATCATAAATACGAGGAATTCGGAGACACAGCAAAACCGGTAGTTCTTAGCTCGTGTAGTCGGTCTAAGCATAAGCTTATAGACTTTGACTACGTGCCACAAGTCAAGGGCCCATCTATAACAGTTGTACCCGAGAATCTAATCTCATTCGAGCAGATTCTTAGGAACTTTACGTTTCCGATGAAACTGTTAAAGATGCTGAAAATTGAAACTCCAGTGGAACCCCATAGGAGTGGATTTTTAGCCCGACTTGCTAATGAGTTAGCCGAAGAAGGTCTAGGACATACTGAGGTTGTCTCTCTACTTAAATACGTAGACGGACGAATCAAGAAGTTTGAAGGCCGTAACGACCAACTCCTGAGATTGAGTCAGATAGCCGACTACGCCATCCATAAGCACATTGCTGAGGATGAGATAGTTCTCTATTCCTTCGACGACATTTTACATCACGTCGATGATTTAGATTGGGTTATCCCCGGCGTCTTACATGGCACTGGCTTCTTAATTATTTCCTCTGCCCCAGGTGTAGGCAAGACTCAGTGGATTTGCCAATTAGCTTACTGTTTAGATCAGCAGGAACGCTTTATGGGTTGGCTACCTACACGCAAGCAGAAATGCTTAATTATGTCCTTGGAAATGGACGTGAGAAGCCTTAAGTACATTATCGGTCACCAGTCCAAAGAGCACAAGGCTAAGCCTAGTGTAGTGGTATTAGACGAAACTACGCCGCTTGTTAAGTATGAAGACATTATCGAACAGCAGCATATTAACACAGTGTTGATCGACAGTGCTTCGGAACTAACTGAAAAGGGAGAAGATGGAGCAGCGGCAGAAGCTCTTAGACTATTGAAATGGATCAAGAAAATCCGACGCAGGTATGGTGTCTCTGTTGTATTGATTCACCACAACAGAAAAGCTACAGAGGGCAATAAGAAACCTAAGAGCTTAGCTGACTTGGCAGACTCTTACCATTTCGGTCGAGTCGCCGAATCTGTACTACAACTCTGGAAAGACCACAAGGGTATGGAGCTTTCAGCAGTTAAGGTTAGATTCGGGCCAGACTTCGCATTCATGGTTCAACGTAACAAAAACCTATGGTTTACTAGGATAGGTACACAAGATGTTAGTGACGGAAGCACAACAACTGGAACAGATACGCCGAGAAGTATTGGATTCAAAGGTATTGGCTTTAGACACGGAGACCAATTACACTGAGTTACGTAAAGAACGCTATCTACTAGGATTAGGAGTAACGACTGACTTTAATACTTGGTACATTCCTGTAGGCCATAAACCCTTCATGGGTGAAATAGTTAATAACCTACAGGTGCCTAATGATCTGTGCCAAGATTTCACTAATCCTATTATTGCACACAATGTAAAGTTCGACTGTCTAGAAGTACTTCCCAATGCGGGAGTGAAAGTACCTACAGGGAACTTGTGGTGTACAATGATGATGTCAGTATATATTGATGAGAACCATATCCCTGGCCACGACCTAGATGCCGTTCTAGCTACTTACATTGGCGAGCGTAAGAAGACTATGGAACAGAAGGCGCTTAAGAAATTTGGGTGGGTTACTGCGCCACCGTGGGCTATGGGAGTTTATTGCGAGCAAGACGTTAGTCCTCTCCCAAAGCTCTATGAAGTTCTTAGAAACAAGTCTAAGCCAATCCATCTAGAGCAATGGGAGAAGTACGACCGTCCATTTATGATCTTGCTGAACAAAATCGAGGAACGTGGGATTTTGGTCGATCGGGAGAAATGTCTCGAATGGGAGAATCTTGCCGATCTTCGCCTTCGTGAGATTCAGGAACAATTAGAATTTGATCCAGCCAAACCATCTCAATTGCATCCCAAACTCTTTGACGAACCACCATTTGGTTTAGGTTTAACTGTTCCATCCCGTACTCCTAAGACTAACCAACCACAGGTATCACTTGCGTGGCTAGAGGGGGTTGGTCATCCGGTGACCGCCCTCGTATACGAGTATCGCAAATTAGCCAAGCAAAAGTCAAGCTATTTTTCAGCCTATCTTAGGTTCACTACCAGGGACTATCCGAGGCTCCACCCCAATTTCAAGCAGAATGGCACCGAGACGGGGCGTCTTTCCTGCGAGAACCCCAACCTACAGCAGATACCTAGAGAGGAATACGCAGATGCGCACGTTAAAAAACTCTTTCTCCCTGAGGAAGGAAAAGAACTTTGGGAGATTGACTTTAGGACCATTGAGTATAGATTACAGGCAGTATATGCTCGTTCCACAAAACTCCTTGACCTTTTTGAAAACGAAGGAGATTTTCATCAACTTGTGGCGGATGATGTTTCAAGTAAACTTAAAATACCGATTGAGAGATTCAAAGCTAAGACAATTAATTATCTCATGTCGTTTGGTGGTGGGGTCGGAGTTCTTCAAAAGCAGCTTGGAGTTAAGTATTCCGTGGCTGAACAGATTCACAAAGCATACAAAGCCAGTTATCCAGAAATCTTCGACAAGGCTGATGAAGCCCAACGAATCGCCGAAGACGACATGGAAATTGATTTATGGTCAGGAAGAACAAGACACTTCCGATACCCCTCTGAATGTCGCCAGGCATTCAACTCAGTTATACAGGGAGGAGCTTTCGAGATCGTTAAACGAAGCCTTATACGACTGGATGAAGCGGGCTTTGACATTGCAAACCAAGTCCACGACTCAGTCTGGATCGTAGTAGATAATGAGAAAGAAGTAGAAGAAGCTCAACACATAATGGAAGATTGGACAAAGCCAATCTTCGGCCTAAGCTTTAGAACAGATAGGAAGAGATTGAATTGAAAGTAATTAGAGTTCTTAACACATCAGATATAGAAAATATCAAGCAGAAGATAGACTACCGCCAAGCGGCATTTGGAGAAGATTTTCTGCTGTCATTGGGAGTAGTTCTTATGAACTATGGAGATAAGTATGTTAAGGTAGTATGTGTTGCTGGAGAATGGAGTGGGACAAAGAAAAATTTAGTCCCAAGAGACGGTATCCCTCTATGTCCAAATGGGCATCCTTTGATTGAAACAACTCAAGCTCCTCGTCTTGCACTTATTGAAGAATGAAATACTAATGAAGTGTAGCCCGGAAAATAAGGAGATGAACTAATGGAACCTGAGTACGTATACATTGCAGCTACTGGAGAGATAACTCTAGCAGACTGCGGTGTTTGGGTTTGTCCTAAATGCTTTGCTTGCGTCATGGATTATACCAATAATGATGCTAATAGAAATAACCATACAAGATGGCATCAGGGAAGATTACACTAATGAATACTGTAGAAGTACGTGGAGGGCCATTCGATCAAAATAAAGTGTCTATACAAGATTATGTTTATACTGTAGAATTTATTGATTCAGATAAGTTTGTAAGTTATAGGGCTGATATAGAACTAGAGCCTATAGCAGGTGCTATTAAAACTCTGAGCTTAAATATACACCGAAGTATTTGTGGCAGATTATTCGTTCAATGGCCTATTAAGACAGAAGATAAAAGATACTGTTTTGTATGTGCCTGTCCTATTGCTTACGCTAAATTTTACATTGAAGAAACAGTGGGCGTTTCTTGTAGAAAGGATCATACTTGGAGTATTAACTTTCACGAATTTCATAAGAAATATCCTAAAGACAGTTGGCCTTCTGCATTAAGAAAGGAATATGATAAAAGATATGAAATACATTATAACAGTACTAGATGATGCAGATAATTACGGAGGCACGATAATCGTACAGCATCCTTGGCACACAGAAGAAGTTGTAAATATAATTAAGGATCAGCTAGATCAACTCTGGTTGGAAATGAGAAAAGATGATGAAGAGCTTGACAGATTGAAAGCTTTAGCTACGTCTCTAGAAGATTGGGCATATATGGATTTAGATTATTCTACTACACGCTCATCTTATAATGACGTTACAGCCGCCGTTGAGTTCATTAGAAAACAAATAGGGGTAAAAAGAGATGATTAAGGTTAGATACTATAATGAATCCACAGAAGAAACCGTAACGCTAGAGATACCTTGGAAGACAAAAGAAGTAGTACCTCCACCTTCTATGGCATTCTTTAATCGTAACACTAGAAGATTTTCTGAGTTCGTTAAGGTGACAGAAGATGATTAAGTATAGAATTTCTCTTAAGAGGGCCATTGACTTCGATGCAGTAGTACTAGCTCTTTTTCGTTACACAATTAATGATGAGAATCAATATGATGTTAAAACCCATTTCCTAAGTGCAGAAGGAGAATGGGAAGAAATACAAAAAAATCAATTCTTTGGTGAAGATGAACTTCCTCGTATGGATGTTCGGGAACTTGAAATAGATCGTAACATCAGAAAGCAAGAAGAATGGAAAGATAAGGAAGAAGCCCACAGGGAGAAAAATGATGGGTAGTGCAGAACGTCAACGATTGCTAGGCCCGCAAAATGAAGTCCTAAAGATTGCGAAGCGCATCGCATATCTACACTTCGCTGGAAGAGAAGAGCAGTCTAAGGAAGAACCTGATCCACTCATCATTCAGCGGATCATCAATCAAACTTCACAAGCTCTAGACGATTTAGTGGTAGCGCAAACTCATCTAGAGAATGAAAGCAACTGATGGTTGGATTAAATGACATAACTAATATTCTTAGTACTTACTACAAGGAAGCCATTACACGACAGCTAACTAATGTAAGTGTAGCCCAAAGACATTTTGCTGTAGCCGTATTACAGAGACCTCTTATCTCTAAGTGGCATCCTATTAAGCGCCGCAAGCAGCTTAAGGCAAAGGCTTACGCAAGAAAGATTCTAGATGATAATTAAAGACTTCTCTACCCATCTTTTCCCTCTACCTAACGGTCAATGGCAGATGATGTTCTATGACGGACTTATTAGTGTGAACATTGTAGCTGATCCCGAAGAACTTGTTGGTATTGCATTTAGGATAGAGCAAGAAATTCTAGGTATACCTATAGAAGCAAGACTATGAGACTACTAGGAATTGATCCAGGCAAAGCTACTGGTTGGGCCGCTATTGAGATTGGTGAGGATCATAAGATCACTCCAGCCGATTGGGGCGTAACCCGAGATATGACTTTAATAGAGCTTAAGGACCAAATAGAGAGAGCAGACTTAGTAGTTTATGAAGGCTATTGGATTAGGCCAGATATGGCAGAAAAAGGAGACTTTAACTGGCAGAACGTTCCAGCAGAGAAAGTGATTGGCTCGCTAACAACGCTTTGTAAGTTGATGGAAACTGAACTAATCGCAAAGCCACAGCAGCCTTCACAACGGGTGGTTGGTTATGCTTTTGCGGGAATGGTCTACAAGAAAGGTGCGAAAGGGAAACACAAAGAGGATGCTCTGGCACACGTAGTATATTATGCCGTAAAGAAGTTACGGGCACTCCCAATACATGTGAGCTAGTAACCATACGTCTACGTTCTCGATGTGTAGTTCCGCCCCAAACGCCCGGTTCACAATGATGTATTGCGAACATCAAGCATTCATCTGTAACAGGGCATTCCTTACAGTATCGTAGAGCATCCCAAGGAACGCCTTCCCCTTTCTCTTGAAAGAACAGATGAGTTATTTCTGGTCTTGCGTGACAAGTCCCGAGCTTATGCCAAGAAAGGTCTTCCATGAAACTTAACTCCCAACTAGTTAAACCTAGAAATAATGGCGTGCTGCCTGTAGGCACTAGAGTAGTGATTCGCTCTAGGAATATCTCTACAAGGTACGCAGGAAGAGAGGGTACTATTGTTGCAGTTAACGAACAGATATTTATGTCAGGAAAGTTGTACGTAGAGTATGGAGTTAATTTCTCAGTTAAGGAAAACGTACCTAAGAATCAACTTGCAAATGTTCGTACAGATGCTTGGTTTGTTCCGTCAGAAATGCAGATACTTTACGTAACTTACCATCTACCCTCTGCCCCTCTGTAGGCCGTTATACACTTTCGGCCATGAGTTGTAAAGGAATATCTTTACTCTCGCCACAGGGCCGTACAGGGCCTGTGGGGGCAGAATTTCAGGCCATCTACCAGGAGCGATGCAGCCTCCCAGGGGTGCCCGACCTAACTTACGAAAATCGAGGTTAAATTGGCTGGAAAGATTCAAACCGAGTTCTTTAAAGTTGAAGAGTTTTGGAAAGATATAAACTTCTACATGTGGAGAAATAAAATAACCAAGACAGAATTATTCAGAGCAGCTGGTCTTGGTAGATATTTGAAAGAGAAGTTCCCGCCATTATCATTAAGAACGGCTTGTAGATTAGCAGATATGTGCGATCTAAGTTTAGACACTTACATTATAAGGGAGTTTGGAAAATGAACGAAAAGCCAGCAGCAGTAGCAATTGAGACAGAAGATGGGAAATACACAGTTCATAAATTGTGTTTAGAAAAAGGTTGTAATGCTTATCACACTAAGATTGCAACGTTTACTAATAAGTATGAAGCTGAGGGCATTGTGGGGCTTATTATTACTGCATCCCAGCAATCTGTGACATCAGGTCTTCGGCAGTCGGAGGGCGAAGTGAATTCGTATTTGGAGCTTGAAAGTCGGCTCCAGGAAGCTGTGAGGCAAATGCGATTGCTTCGTTCGGAGTTGCAAATTCTGCAAGAATCGCTTCTTCACCTGAGAGAGAATTCTGGCGCACCCGATAAACTGTCTGACCTACTTCGTTCACAGCAGTTGAAATCCGATACAAATCCTGGGAGTAGTTAAACTGTTGCAAAGGCTCATCAATTAAACGGTCCTTGTTAGCTTGCAACTGTTGCTCTTGCTGACCGAAAGTAATTTCTCGGAACGGAAGCCCTAAACCAGTTAGACGGTTATTAATACGGTCCATACCAAGTAAAGGGCTTTCGCCTCCGATTAATTGTTCAGTACTTTGCTCGCCACCTGGAATACCTGGAACGTCATAGACTTGCTCTTGAAACTCACTAGCAAAAGGAAGATTATTCCAGAAGTAATCTGGAGCATCTCCCTGTAGGGGACGATCATCAAAAAGACTCTTTCCAGTACCAAGCTCTACGGGCGCCTTAGCAATAGGGTTAAGATTAGCCATTACATTCTGAGCTAACTCTTCTGGCCCACCACTGCCGATAATGTCTAGAGCGTTCATAGGAAGAATGTCCTGAGTTAAAGCCCAAGGCTCTTCTTCGTCTGTAAGCATGCCAAAGCCAATGTCCTTAATCCAACTAGGAACATTAAGATGGTTAAAGACATCTGATCCAGAACCATCGTTGTACTGCATAAATCTGTTAATTAGAGCAAAGTACTTAGGGTTCATGTACATCTGCTCTAGAAGAACAGGGACGGCCTTACGAAGATAAGTATAGAATGGGAAAGCTAGAGTCCTAATAGTCTTTTCCCAAGGCATCAAAGCAGAGTAGTCGAACTTGTAATGGTTTGTACGCCAAAGAGCGGCATCAGCTGCCTGCTTTTTAATAGCGTCTATGTCTCTTACGCCCTTTTTCCAAAGAGCTTGCGCTTCCTGCTTGTAGGCTTCAACGTAGTGGACGAATCTAGGAATTACTTCTCTATCGTCGCTGATATTACGTACTGTATTCGTGAGTTTACGACCCATACGGCGAGGAATAGCTCCAGCCGTTAGTGAGTTGTAAGTTCCAAACTCAACGTTAAAGAACCCTGCGTCTGCATGATCCCTAAAGTCCATGAGCATCTGCTTGAAGTTAAAATCTATATGCCCTGGAATGATATCAATCTTTGTAGCCTTACCCGCCTTGTTTAGAGCCCATTGCTTAGCAATTCTCTGATAAGCTCCCGGATTAATATCATCAAGCAAACCCATAAAAACGTCACCAAGCATGTTCTTAGTGTGGAATCCAGGGTAGGGTAGAGTAAGAGTAGCCTTAAGCTTGCTAATAACATTAGCATACATACGACCAAGTTTACCCCAATCCGCCGAAGACCAAGATGAAAGTTCGTAGAACTTACTAGCGATTCTATCTATTTCATTAGGTAGATAGAAATGTCCTCCACCCGAAACTTTATCAGCCATTTGTCGAAAGCTCTCTGGAAGTCTATGATAAGGAACTTCTGTAATTCCTCTAGCTTCTAGAACCTTCTTGGGAATCTTAGCAATAGGCTTTCCACCGAAGATACTGTAATTCTCTACTAGGTCCGTTCGGAACAAAGACCTAGTAATATCTCGCCTAGACTTAATATAGCGGAAGAATAAATTCTCGAAAGCATTCTCGACCGGCTTAAGACCATCTGCTTTAGCCTTAGCCATAGTCCAATCTCCTGAACCTATTTTAGCAGGATCATTCCAAGCAGCCTTTCGGCCTTTCTTGAATGCAGTACGAGCTTCCTTAGTCCCACCACGATTAAAGATATAAGTGAAGTTATCTCCCTTAGTAGAACCCGCTACTTTAGACCTATGTGGAACGTTAACGGCTCTTGCACCTAGAGTCTGTTCTTCACGGAACATAGCTTCATAATGTTCGTCTAGAAATTTAAGACCTTCATCCATCAAAGGATCACCAGTTTGGCGAACCCCTCTGGCTCGTAAGTCTTGAAGTTCTTTAGCCTGATCTTGGGTAAACCTTCTACCCATTTTCTGCAACTCGTCTTTAAAGTCTTCCATGACGTTAAAGCCAAGAGCACGTGCCCTAGCAGTTTTCATTCCAAATACGCCAGGGAAGGCACTCTCAAAGAAAGTATCTGTTTGCCAAGTAGCTCTGTTCGGGAATGTCTTATTAAGTACACGGCTAGAAGCGTAATCGTAGGCTCGGCCTACAGAGCGCATAGGTATTGTCTTATTACCTAATTTAACGCCTACAGTCCTGTAGGTAGGATTCATTGCCCTAGTGAATACTGAGTCATGGACTTGTTCCAGGCTTGGCTGATAACGAACCATAACGTCAGTCAGCGTATCATTAATGATATTCTTGCCACGGCCGCTTTCTATAACCTTCAAGACATCATCAATTGAAGGATTAGCCGGAACCAAATTAGAGGTTTCAAGCTTCTTTTCAAGCTCACGCCAGAAGAAATCGTAATCATCACTGTATTGCATGTTAGCAAGAACAGTGGACTCATAAACTCCATCGGCTCGGCCGTTAGTTAGCAAGTCATCAACCTTTTGCTGGAACGGTTGAATCATAGCTTGCTGAATCTCTTCACGAGTACGTTCAGCAACAATGGCCGGCCAAGAACTATCATTCATTAAGCGAGTAGCGCTAGAACCACCCTGTTGAACATCAACCACGCTTCTATTATACGTATCAAGAACAGCGTTTCTAATGCGGTCTGTAAGAAGCGACGGATTCTGTCTATAGATAGCAGCCACCCGCCCGGAGTTAGTCAAGAAATCGTTAGTCGCATCCTCAGCCGTATTAAGGAAGTACCGTTGTAGGGCAGCCGAATCTGCTATTTCTCCCGTACCACGTATAATGTTAGGCGCAGCAGGAATGAGGGCATTAAGAGGATCAAGACCTACTTCTCCGGCAAACCCAATGCCCTGAGCAATTCGTTGCTCCAGCGTTGGATGCCTTTCTTCAAACTCACGAAGAACAGCACCAGTTCCAGTACTAGGGTTATCCTTAACAGTTTCATAAACTTGACCGAACCCTGTCTTATCTTCTCCGGTAAGCCCTCGGCCTACACCTGAGCCGAATTCTCTAAATGTCTCCCATACTCCTAAAGGATGTTCTACTTCTGCAAGACTTTGAAGACCTTCACTAACTCCATACATTGGACGAGAAAGAATGTCCATTGCTCTACCAGCAGGAGAGTTCTGAAAGCCGCCTGTAGTGTTAGTCCCAAGAATATTACTAACACCTGGAATGCCGCTTATTACGTCTCCACCAAATTCAGCCAAATCTCCGTACCACGGACGGTCTTCATCTTCTGGAGGGTTTTGAGCTTGATTAGCAGATTCAACAGCCTGCATCTCAGTGGCCGTTTGCATGAATTCAGCATTCAAATCGTCGTAAGTCTTCTGCCAAATATTAGTAGCAGATCTAGGAGTTAAGCTAGTTGCCCCACCAACTCCTCCACCAATAGCCTTATTATAAGCACGAGTGGTTGCACTAGGAACTATTTGAGAGCCACGTGCAATACGACGAACCCTAGCGGCTCTTCCGCTAGGGTTATATCGTGGGGTCTGAGTTGCTGGATTAAACCGCCTCATAGGCGTTCCTCGTCTATTACCGAGGAGCCTATTAAAGCGCTCTATTGGGTCTTCTGCCATTTATTTAAATCCTGCGAGAACTCCTGCAAGTCTACGAACTCTATCGAGTCCAGTTCCGATTCGACTAACTGCTGCCTGCTGTAGGCCCTGAGAAATTCTATTAACTCCTGCCTTCTGTACTGGTGGAGTAACTGGAGTCTTCTGACTACCAATACCCCTAAGCGCATTAGCAATCAGCATGTTCGTATTAACTCCGTAGTCTCCACCACTCATAGTAGGAGCACCAGTATCAGCAGTTTCGATCAAATCAAGATCATCAAGCATAAAACTATTTGGGTCTCCGCCTACTAAATTAGCTGTGGCTGGATCATAGCTACTAGAACGAACATTATTAGTAGCTGTTTCAGTTGCAGTATCTGTAAGGTCACGACTATACTCAGCAGGTCCAACATAGGTATTATGTTGCATTGCAATAGGTTCCATTACATTTAGGAACTGGATAGTACGTGCTGCGTCTGCGAGTTCTTGTGGATCAACAGGTTCACGATAATACCCTGTTTCAGGCGCTTCAAACGGAACCACGTCATTATCCCACGCAGCTTCCATTGCACCAACATCATCAACACTACGCTTACGAAGGAAATCAAGAACGTCTGGACGAACATTGCCGTTATTAATAGCAGAAGCTCCCCAACCTTCATTAAATCCCTGAGTTGTAGCAGGTCCACCCCATTGTCCAGGAACACCTTCACCAGTTAAAAGACCAGGAACATCATTAGGGTCGGTCTGTAGGAATTCCTGAGTAACAGCAGATTCATCACTAGGACCAAGTTGTGTTTGTGCTCCAGTTTGGACTGAGCCAAGCTGATTAACAAGACTAGTGTTGCCCATTGCCTTACTAAATGCAGCGACCTTAGAAAGAACTTCACCTAAAGGCAAAGGCCCTGGTTCTGGTTCTTCACCAGTTTGATTAAATGCTTGTCGCATTCCAGAAGCCATCTGATTAAAAAATGGGAGGCCTTGTTCTCCTACTCCACCAGGACCAGGTTGCCCTGTAGCAATTTGTTCTTGATTAGCAGTAAGCCATTCTTGATACTCAGGATTAGGAACACCATTAATGGTTACAGGAGGAATTCCGCCATATTCATCTCCAGCTTGTTGCTGACGGAGAAACTCTTCATAAGTACCAGGATCATCTAGTAGATCAATTGGCTGTGGTGAACCCCAAGGAGCGTCTTCTGAAACTGGAGGACCGATTTGTGACTGCGGACCCCAAAGACCGGTATTAGGATCAGGAATCAAAAGATTGGGATCATCTTCTCCCATACCCATTGGTGGGGCAGCGGTAAGAGGATCATAGTCAACTCCAGTATAATTACTACCAGTTGTAGGTCCAACATTAGTAGGACTAGGAGTAATTCCCTGACCAACAATGTAGTCATCATATTGCTGTTGGGACTGGCCTACAGGGATATTCTCTGCTAATCCCTGTCCACCCTGAACAGCTTGCATTGCCGCTGAAATCATTTCTACAGGGTTACCGCCAGCCTGAGGAATAGCTTGACCGCCACCTAAACGTTGGCGAGCAAGTTGACCAAGATAGGCTAAGTTATTAATTAGAGCAGGCGCTTTTTCATTAACATCTGGTCCATAGCCTGCAAGATCAGGGTTGAACATCTGCTCTGTTAAAGCCATACCTCTACCCTGTTGATTTTGTAGTTCCTCAGAGAAAGGTAAATTAGCAGGAAGGACAGCTTCAGGGTTAGTATAGCTAGTTTCTACGATATCTTCTGTTTCTGGGTTGTCACCAGGAAGAACTCCGAACGTATTCATATACTGAGCAAGTTCAGTCTGTGTGTTTCCAGGAAGAGCAGATTCCCAAGCTGCATTACTTTCGTCAATAAGACCAGCTTGCTCCTGCATAGCTTCTTGTGCTTGGCGTTCTCTAACAATAGCTGCCCCAACGTCCATTGGATCTTGTCCAACGTCCATGAACATATCGTGAGCGTAAAGAGCACCCTCTGAACCAGGAGCAAAAGCACCGGTTAAATTAGTGTAGAAATCTGGGTGACGTTCAGAAACCTTAGAGGCTGCTTGCGCTCTAAGTTGTTCTTGTCTAGTTACTTGTGTTCGTGGGTCGCCAAATAATCCATCACTATTTCCACCACCTGAACCGTAACCTCCACCGCCTCCATAACCTCCGCTTCCCCCTCCACCACCTGATCCACCTTCTGGAACCATCGGAGCAGCAGAAACAGATTGCATTAGACCGTTATAGTAATCAACCATTGCTTGCTGTTGTTTACTAAACCAAGCCAAATCGGTAGCCTGGTTAAGATCAGCTGTTTCTTGCATTTGCCCAAGACTACCAGCATAACCAGTAATAGATGGGTCTTGTGCAAATAACGCAGCCATGGCAGGATCATCAGGAGTATTAGCTCCGAGGATTTCCTTCATCCAATCAGCGCCAGCAGTACCAATGTCACCTGTAGTAGAAGCGTAGTCAGCTTTAATTTGATCCATCAAAGCCTTAATGTCGACAGGAACACCAGAAGCCTGCTGGCTAATAGCGATGATAGCCTGAATTTGTTCAGGCGGCATTCCTTCTTTAATTAGACCTTTAGCGATCAAATCCTTAATTACAGGGGTTTGAGGTAAAGATGCCAAAGTACTAGGAGCGGCGCCACCAGAACTACCACCAGACAAGTAAGCTCTTTGAGGACCACTCTGTAATCCCTGTGTAGAACCTGCCTGAACTCTTTTAAGACCCCGAACAATCTTAGCAATGCTAGCAAGTTGCTGGGCGCCTTTGATAAGATCATCATGAGCCATTACCTACCACTAATCCTTTGCATTGCAGCACGACGCAACATTTCAGGAGTCATAGAAGTACCAGACCGTGGTCCACGACTCATACGTTCTCTTTGGAAACGTCCAAATGTTCCGCCTCTACCTGTACTAGTGAAGCTTCCTGCATTAATTGGATTCTGTTCACCAGGATTCAAAGTAACTGGCTTTGGTTGAACAGGTGCACTAACTGACGGAGCAGGACTTGTAGGAGAAGTAGCTGGTGGTCTTGCAATACCAGCAGGAGAAGCAGGTGCTCTTACACCACCGCTAGTAGATGGAGTGGAAACTCCCTTTGCAGTGCTAGCAGCCTTCTTAGCTCCAGCAATAGCAGCGGCTTGTTGAGCCAACTTTTTAGCAGCAGCCTGTTGTGCTAATTGCTGAGCAGCCTTAACTTGTGCGGCTCTTTGTGCAGCCTGTTTAGCAGCGGCAGCTTTTTGTGCTTGCTGAGCAACTTGTCTAGCAGCTGCTTGTGCCTGTGCCTGTTGAGCAGCTTTTTGGGCAGCTTGTGCAGCAGCAGCCTTTTTCGCAGCCTGTTGAGCTTGTGCAACTTGCGCTGCCTTTTGAACTGCTAACGCAGCTTTACTAGGGCCAGTCGGAGGCTTAACACTACGAGGGACAGACTTAGACTTAACTGGAGCAGAAGTTTTCTTAGGTGAACTAGTTTTTACACTTCTAGGAACAGACTTAGTCTTGCTGCTACCACCCCAACCTGAATAACTTCCGAAAGCCATGATAACCCCTTACTTAGGTACTAAACCTAAGGTTGCTAGAATCTTATCCGAATTAAATTTCTGGTCTGCTTCCAATCTCCGTCGGGCTACCGTGGCTAGATTGGTATTATACATTTGCCCGGCTTGTGATTGCTGCCGGTTATATTCATCACGAAGTTTAATATTCTGACCCAAAGCAGGGCCAGAGTGTGTCATTCCTCTGTCGGCAAATCCCTCTTTGCTCTTAAGAGTAGTATCAGTATAACCCCGCCGCATCTTATCCAGAGCGCTATTATAGTTAATACGATACCTATTCTTCTGATCGTCTAGATCAGCCTTGTTCCTACCCCAGTCTAGAGTAAGAGCATTAAGAACAGCAGGGTTAATTGCGGCCATCTTCTGCCTTCTCTATTTCTGTAGGCGTTTTATTAGGCCAAGCATAAGTTAATGCAAATGCGCCAAGCGTGCCACCTGTAACGATCAATCCTTCGGAAAGATCAATACCATCTTTAGCAGCTACTCCCAAAGCAGTCATCAATGTACCCAGACCAGCTAAAATAGCCTTAATATATTCTTTTGGGTTCATGGTGTCTCCGTTGGTACTTCCACTACTACAGAATCAGGCGTTCTGGTTTTACTATCATTTATAGCTAAGAACGTAAACAAAGAAACTAACGCAACCAAAACAGTAGCACCTGCTGCTACAGCTGTTTGAGCACCAATCTTACGCTCTTCTATACGAGTAACACGGTCCTTTAAATCATTATGTCGAACGTCTTGTGCTGCACCCGCTGTTTTCATTGCAGCGTCCATACCCTTTATTTGCTCTGAGAATCCCTTTTCAGTTTTATTCGTTTGTGCTTCAAAGGTTTGGGTCTGTTGTGTAGCTTGTTCTTTCTGTGCAGCAAGAGCAGCGTCAACAGCTGTTTTAGTATCAACCTTTTGTTCTAAACGAAGCTTTTCAGCAACTTCTAATTGTGCAGCTACAGACTTAAATTGCTCATTAGTAAGTTTAGCTAAGGATCGTATTTCTTTTCGTATAGCTGCAAGTTCTACAGCCTTAATATCTGTCTGTTCTTTACGAAGAGCATCAACCGCTCTTGATGTAAGAACTGTAGGATCAGGTACCGGCCGTGAGCCACCTGCCGCCATTTCTCTTTCTTCGTAGGTTTCAGCCATTATTCACCAGTTGTTAAAAGTGTTGGAAGGTCCATACTGTGTGCCTTGGGCTTACATCTAAATCATTGCTATCTCCACCGGAAACTCCGAGGAAGATAAGAAGAACAGCAATAACTATTAAGACAATTCCAGCGACAAGCCAGCCTGTAGTCCCTCTATGATAGAGCGCAAACATTCCTGCTAATGCAAACAGAATCCCTATTAGAACGATAACCACTATTATTTACCCCTAACATTAAGCATCTTTTGCGCCGTTACATTATCCCATACCCCATCTGCTGTCAAACTGTTCTTTGATTCCCAGTAGACAAGCGCATTATAAGTGGCGTCCCCAAACAGATTGACTACCGACTGTCCGCCATTCATAGAATCTGCACCTACCCAAGCAGGGTTATAAATAGGCTTATTCCCATCCTCTGGAAGAGTGTTCATTGAACAAAGAATTGCTTGCAGCCAGGGAACGTTAGCGTGAATAACACCCTTTTTAAGAATAGGAGTTCCAGGAGGAGTAGGATAAGAACGGCCTAAAGTTACCCAATCACTCTCCGGAACAGGAGGTGGAGTAGTTTGAAGCCTAGCGTTAATTTCCTTGCGGACTTCCTGCATATTCCATTTGTTCTTACCTGAGGTACCACCAAACTTAGAGTAAGAAGGAGTTGGTCCCAAGGGGTCAATTTTACGGCCAGGACAAGAAGGCTCACAGTAGGTCCAGTGACCATAAATATCTTCTAACGGCTTAAGACTAAATGTCTTGCAGAGAGTAGCTACTAAGGTAAGGTAACTCTCCATAATAGGAGTACCCCATACTTCTCCTGTTCCGTTGTTAGAAGCTTCAATTCCAATCAAATACAAGTTCCCTTTATCGAGTGGAACAGTTCCTCTGGAAGTAGGAACCGGTCCACCTTTTCCAGCATGATTTGAAGCGCCTGCTGCACCCCACCAAACATCGCCATCACGTTGAACGTGGAAATTCCCGATAGGTTTATCGGTAGCATTCTTGTATTCGTAGTCGAGAACATTATCATCACTTCCAGAAGTAGGGTCAGCATCGTGGTGCATTAGAATGCCACGAATTTGTTCAAACCCACCTGTAGATCGTGATCTGGTTTCGTAGCCAGAATACAATTTAAGTTTAGGCCCTAATGCCTTCTGCAAAGGAACAAGAGCGTTATGAAGCCAGTACTTACCCATTAAGACTACTCACAAGATTTTCGACAAGCTTGGCTTTAACTATAGGATTCTTGATTTTATTAATATCGTTAATATGAACTTGAAGAGCTTTTAGATAACCTGGATTAACGTCATCTAAAGTAGGGTCTCCAGGAGTATCACTTTCATTATCATCATAATGTTTCATTATTTAATAACCTTTCTATTTCTCATTTTCTTCAGTCTAGCCTTAGCAGCCTTTTGCACGTCAAACAAGTTACCTGTTTTTGGTGCACCACCAGGACCATATCTAGCAGGCCCACGAGCTAAAATACCTCGCATAGAACGTGCATCCTGTAGGCCATATAACGCTTTTTGTCTACCCATTACGACTCCAATGTAGTAAGTCTGGCTTCAAGCTCCTGAATTTTATTCAAGGCCTGTGTTCTAAATAATTCCATACGACGATCAATTGCTTGCAAAGCAGAGTGGAGAACAGGTACAAGTTTACTCATATCCATCTGCCACGGCATATAATCAGGATCGCCTTGAACACCTTTACCAGGTGTAACAACTCCTATCTTAATAGACAAGGGCCATGCAGCCGCAACTCTTTGGGCGACATATCCTACTTGCTTATCTCCAGGCATTTCCTTCCACTCAAATAGCAATGGCTGAATATCCCGCATAGCTGTATATGCCTCAGCATCTGGAATAGGCCGAATATTTTCCTTTAACTCTTCATCCGAAGTGATATTATAAGCCACACCTGTTAGAGCGGCTGTTATAGTAACCGACCCGATTGTACCGTTGTTACGACGGAAACTAATTAACTGGTTTCCACTTACTCCACTGGTTACATTCGCAATGAAGTTAGGAGTATTACCGGCAATGACGGTACTAAATATACGTCCAGATTGAAACAGTTCACATCCATCAACAGTTAAGTCCGCACTAATCTTTCCAATGAACATGCTGCCAGCCGAATCGAAACGTGCTCGTTCAGTTCCGTCGAACACGAATCTAATCGCAGTAGCACCTACAACAGAGCCACCAGCTTGAATAATCAAACCACTGTCTAAAGCCTGAATATATGCAATTCTATCTTCTAAGGGTGCTGTTGCTCCTATCGGGCTGCCATAGAAACCAATATGTGCACCATCTGCATCTGATCTGGCTAGTGCAATCCCCTGACCCGGAGTAACTATTTCCAACATATGATTCAATCTACCCACTTTGTGGATATGATCTGCTCTAGCAGGAAAAGTAGATTCTCCTACAGCAGAGACTGAACCTACAGTAGCCGCAATTTCACTCTGTGTAGGGATAGGAAGAGACTCACCAATAAAATGCTTGTCGTGATCCATATGCTCACGATGAGTAAGATATTCCTCTTTATATTGTGAGTCTTCAGTAGCCATTAACCCACCTGCTCATATACACTTCTACCAACATCTTGAACTACTGCAATATCTTTAACCTTAATCTGTGATGTAGCGGTTTGGAGTGTAGCACGAAGATTAAGCGCTGCACGCCTATAAAATACTTGTCCTAATACTGAGAGCAAGTTTGAACCTAAACCAATAGTGAAGTCTTCAAACTCTCTAGTCTCTACTTCCGAAGCGCCACTTGTAGTCATATCTAAATCCCACGAAGTAGTTAACATATGTTCAGTGTCAGAAGTATAAACTTCTAGTAGCCCTCTCTTAGTTTGCTTAAGACGATACGGATTACCACCATCAAACAATTTCGTCTTAAGGAAAATGCCTACAGGGAGTTCTCTGGCTGTATTTGATCTATCTATATACTGATCTACTCCACTGTCCATAATTAACAACTGAGCAACAGCATACCTAGAAACAGCCTCAGTAGAATCAGTAACAAAAGATAGCACATAGGCTGTAGGCTCTGAGTTAAGATAGGTAGGAATCTTATCTGTCATAGACCAAATAAGAGCAATATTCTCAGGAAGTTCTCCAAGCTCATTTCTATTAATATTCCACTCAGTCCAGGCAATTGGATTAAGTTTGGAATAAAATGTCCTACAGGTGTCTTTATCAAAGAACCTATCATCAGCTACTCGCATCTTAGCAACCGAGACAACCATTCCATCTTCATACATATTAATAGTATGGCATCTATTACCTTTAGCCAAGAACCACTGATCTTCAATTACTGCGCTAAGTGGGGTAATTGAGAGTGTATTAGTAGCCCAAACACCCTGAGTATTAACGTAATAGATAATACCCTTTGATTCAAAAGCACACTGACTTGTCGTTGAAATTGATTTAGAATCAAGAACCCGAAGAATCCACGAAGCAGGAGCACCTTCCACAAGCAACGTGAACAAGCCGTTTGTAGTAAAGACGGCTAACCTGTTGCCAAGAGGAACGATCTTTTTAATTGCCCCAGCACCGCCTGGCCCTACGAAGGGAATTCTATTTACAGCAAAAGCCCAAGTTTCCGGTTGACCTCCTGCAGCGGGTATATCTGTAAAGAAAAGAATATGACTTGAGCCCGTACTACCCCACCCCCATAGTCTATCCTTAAATGAAAAGAGACCGTGAAGCGTACCAGTACCAGAAGAAACTATTGCAGAAGAAGTGACTGCGTCAGTAGCCCAGTTAATATTCGTAATTTTCTTAACACCGTCTCCACGTAGTGAATAGTAAATAGTACCGCCATATTCACAAATACCTAAAACTTCCGCAGATACAGATACTGACATAAAACCGTCATTGGCATCTGTAGCTCCAGAAGCTCGAACTAAATTAAGTACATTTCCGTTAAGAGCTTCGCTAGGAACAGCCAATCCTCTAGCACCCCACATAAAAGCAGGCTTAGTAGAATCTTTGCCCCAAGGATCAATCGCACAAAAATAGTTCAAATGATCTGACCTAGTAGTAGAGGTACCAGGTAAGAATTGATGGCTACCTGGCGAAATCTCTAGCGTTTTAAAGTCGAACGAGAGTCGCTTAATTCCAATCCTATTCTCAACTGAGTCTCCTGTAGCTACCATATTGTAACACACAGAAGAATAACCGTCTGGAATAGCAGAAGGGATATCAGCGGTATACATACCCGAGCCTACAGGCACGGGATAATATTGTTCTTGTTCTACATCAGACGTATTAGACATTAATACATTCCAGCGTAATCTCCATAATCCATAGGATCAGGAATTTTATAGATAGGGGCGTCAATCGACATAGATTCATCCCTACGTGCGCCAATATTACGATCGAACAAGTCCTGCATTACCTTAGAGTTAGCACCGTCTTTATTCTTATCATGCGCTCTAGCAATACAATACTTAATAAGGTCGTTGTGATGAATCTCAGGGACTACAAATGTAGTGGGTGTAGGTGCGGCAGCAGTACCAGTAATCATTACAGGCGTCTTGTTGTAATAAATCTTAACTGGAGTAGTAGACGCTGCATCAATAGGCCATAGAAAGACTTTCTTATCTACAACATACCAATAAAGCGGAGTACCAGGAGAAACTTCGGAAGCACTAATCATATCCAGTTCGTCACGTTCAATATGACTAAGCGCCACGTCATTAATAACGACACGCTTAATATGAACCGATGTAGGAACTGCTGAACCGGCGACACCAATAGTGCCTACAGTGGTACTAGCTACGTTTTCATTCTGTCCCGAACTTCTAATGATTTCAGACTCGGCATCATAAAGCCAGCCAAAGATATCGTCATCATTAATGAGGATATCGTACTCATCTCCGAAGTATCGTTTAATTCGGCGCATTGCCGTTGTAACGTCCATTTAGCTTCCTTTCACAGGAGTTCTAGTAGACGGCCTATCATCATAGAACGTAATCAATTCTCCTGTAATACTATCCTCGACTGTGTACTTTGACTTCATCCCCGCAATATGCTTAACCTTATCTGCCGCTTCTTCCCTAAACTCTTTGTAACGACGTTCATTCGCCGCCTTGTAGTCAGCTTCGGTTTGTTCGATAGTTTTAAGAGCATTAAAATTTTTACCGTCTGCGAGCTTAATTCGCAGGAGCACCATATCGTTTAATTCCCAGACCTTAAAAATTGGCCTAAGGACGCCATCCTTACATTTCTCTGCAATGATAAAAGGCTCTTCCGTAACGCCTTCTGCCCTAGATGGATCAAGGCACAGTACCTCAATATTAGGATCATATTCCTTAATCGCCTCTGCTATTCGTAGAGCGTCCTTCTCTACAAGATAATCGTCTACCATAATAAAATTGCCTGTACCTGTTGCGTATTCCATTACACATCATCCCATACTACAGTTGACCCTACATAAATCTTAAGAACTTGAGTTGCGCCTACATACACTTTAGATGGCGTAACAGAACCGACTCTTATTTTAAATATATCTGCCGGTGGTGTACCTCCACCTTGTAGCAGAATAGTATTTAAGTGTCCACCTGGTCCATGAGGCATAACTTATCGCCTTCTACGCTGCTTACACATGCGAAATCCTGGAGGAGGTTTTTGTATACCTCTAGTAGTTCCAGTTCTGGCAGTTTGCCTAGTTGGAAACCTACCAAGTGTTTTAGGCATATCCCCTACTTCTCGCCCGTCAGACCATTGCTCATAAAAAGAGGGTACAGAATCAAGCCACCTACCTGCTGACAAACGCTCAAACTCTTTATCTGTCATATTTCGGTCCCACATTCCTATCGCCCATACTTCTGACGACAAGAATTCGACACCAGCATTAGTTGCTGAGCCTATTTGCAATGAGGCAGTAGCTCCAGCATTAGCTACCGTTCCAGACATCGCTGCATGTGTCCATGTATTTGTTGTAAATACATATTTATGTCCACGACCGGCTACTGTTCCTGTAGGTTTTGTAAACCCAAGCAGAATATGCTGCCCTGTAGCAATAGCTCCTGTCAATGTTCGAATATTTGGGTTATCATATACAGTTAGCAAATCAGTGCTACCTATACAAAATTGGTTAGTAGTAGCCCCTGCCTCATTTGTTGATATAATAGTTTCAAAGTTGGCAACATCAGCTGATCTATAAATCAATGCCGCTATTGTTCCAAATAACCACGACAAGCCAGCTAAGTCAGCAGCATTCTGAACTGTAATTCTATCAGATGTTCCTGATGTAAAACGTCTTCCCACTAGGCTGCTACTCCCAACAGTTTAACAGTAATATCTGTCGCTGCGCCAAAGTGAACAGTATGAGTAGAGCGAGTAACAAGAATACCAAAAATGGTATTAGAAGCATTTGCGTCAAAGGGAATAGCTAAGGAATCAATACAAGACATCTGTCCGTTAGTATCTTGTCCTAGCTGACAGGCAGGAAAGTTTATCATTCCTAATGAGAACAGTCTATCAGCGTCAGAGATAGCATGAGCAGCGTTATTAGCTGCCGATGTTACTGACCTATCGTACAGAAACAAATCAACAGCACCCATATTGACTGTAGCGTTAATTAAAACTGCTCCTGTAATATGACCCTGATCTACGCCAAGGTTAAACGACATTGGGTTAGTACCCAATACGTCACCGTCAGTGTAGAGAGTAGTAGCTGTAGTTAACCCTGCGATAGCTGTAGAAATGCTGAACATTGTCATAGAAGATCACCTAACTTGTAATAAAATAAACAGTGTTAGCGTCTACGCCACCACCAAGACCGTCATATGTAGCCTGTGACAATGCTCTAGCAGTTGTAATTCCTCCGCCATTTTCTACTTTATCGTCCAAGGCGGTTTGCGTTGCCGTTGAAACTGGCTTGTTCACATCTGATGTATTATCTACATTATTGAGCGCCAGAGTTGTTTTAACCTGTGCTGGGGTTCTCGAAGCCCATGCGGAGCTAACTGATACAATGAAGTTATCAGTAGTAGCAGCAAGGCCGGCAAGAGTAGATAGGTCTGCATCAAACGCTTGGACATTAGTTCCAATTACAAGACCGAGAGTCGTTCTCTGAGCAGAAGCGTCAGCGTCATCAAGTATAGCCCTTCCGGCAGCTGTGCAAGCAATTTCTTCGATGTCTCCTGCACCTGCTGTAACTCTGCCCAATAACCTATCTGTAACTGATACATCTTGAATTTTTGCGTACGTAACATTATCATCAAGCAATTCTGCCGTACCTACAGCATTGTCGTTCAACTTAGACTGAGAAACAGCGTTATTAGCAAGCTGAGTTCCGCCTACAGTATTGGAGTCTAATGCCCAAACACCGCTAGTTACTGTAATAACACCCTTATCACCATCAACAACATTACCTGCCAGTAGAGGAGCATAAGCAGAATCAACTTCTACAATTGGATTAGCAGCATCAGTAGCATCTACTGTGATACCCGTTCCTGGTACGATTGTATCAACAGTTCCCCCGCCACCACCTATAACAAGAGCCTCAATCTTATCTCGGACAGCATTCTTTGTGGGAACGTCAACATTTCCATCCCAAGTAGTAGCATTATAAGCTTCATCTGGAACCGCAACATCTACAGAAGCCGTGATTTGCGTATCACTAACTACTAACTTATTTACACCATTAATCGTAAAATCATGTGTATCCCCCGTATCAACAACGTTATAATTAACACCGCCTGAATCAGGAGAGATTGTACCTATCTGAACATTACCGGCGTCGTCAATACTAAGGGCTGTCCCCTGTAGGCTCAAAGTGTCGAGGAATGATTTTTCTCCAGTAATAACTTCATTACCTGTACCATGCACATATAAAGCATCAATGGCAACAAATTGGTCTCTTACAGCGTTCTTAGTCGGGGGCTCTAGCACACCATTCCAGTTTGTCGCATTATACACTTCATCTGGAATTAAAGGATCACTAGAGAAAGTTTTTACACCAGCGATAGTTTCGGAGCCAGTATTATTTACTTTTAAGTTTAGGGCTGTTTGTGTAGCAGTAGAAACTGGCTTATTAGCATCTGTAGTATTATCTACATTATTCAATGCCAAGGCAGTTTTAACTTGCGTAGGCGTTCTAGACGCCCAAGCACTACCTACAGATTGGATCATATTATCCGTTGTAGCAGTTAATCCCGCAATAGTAGTTAAATCAGTATCCAATGGTTGTTTAGCAGCAAGATCGGTTACCAAGTTAGTAACATCTGATTGCGCAATAGCTAGGGCCGTTTTAACTTGAGCCGGTGTACGGCTAGCCCAAGCTGATCCAACAGATTGAATCATGTTATTGGTAGTAGCCGTTAACCCAGCAATTGTAGTAAGGTCAGTATCAATAGGCTGCTTTGCATCTAATGTAGTCTGTAGATCAGTGACAGTAGAGATAGCCTGAACACCTGTATGCGTAGTACGATCCCGCAACTGAGCATCTGTTGAGTTAGCAGTAGCCCCGGTAGCAATTCCAGCTAATTTAGTTTCTTCGGCCGCCGAAAATTGTTTAAAGCTTACACCATCACCAATATCATCTTGATCCAGAACAACAACACCTGTTGCACCATTAACCGAATCAACAGCCCCACCACCCCCGCCAGGAGCATTTACATCAATAGACTGTAATGTACGCAGAGGCGTCATTACTTTAGTATTATCTACGCCAGCTTCCGCCTCAGCCTGTGAAGCAATTGGAAGTGCCCCAACATCTTGAATAGGGAGACCGTTAAAAAAAACTTCTCCCCATACTTCTAATACAGATCCATCAAGCAGCCGAATGATTACATTACGGTCTGCATGAATATTATTAGGAGCATAAAGAACTCTATCATTTACTGTTTCTGGCTGTGTCATTAGGCAAACCTCAGACCTACAGCAGGACCTATTGCTACTGGTAAAGCATTAATTCCAGCAGTAGCAGGAAGAGCACCAGCCGGGTTGCTTGCTTGAAGAAATGACGATTGGAGCGTGGAAATTCCCGAAGGAATAGCTGCCCCTACTAAAGGAGAGCTAGTTATTCTTAACGTTGGTTGCGGAGAAGGAGAACCTTGACCTGCAACCAAAATCCAAGTCACTCCACCGGGCCAGTTTACATCACAAGCAATTTCTTTAAGACCGTTAGTTGTACCGGAAACAGTGCCATCAGATAATCTATTAAAAGGTTCAGAAACATCTGGGTTAGTATCATGAATACCAGCCCTAATTACTGAACCAGGTCCACCTGGAGTAGTAATTACTTCAACAAGAACTCCAATAATCCTACCAGGGCCACATGGAACTGGAATATAAACACCAGCCGCAGCTGCTAAGGCACTACCAGAAGAACCAGAAAACACTATCTTATTGCTAGAAGCTACTGGATCAAAAGGAGAACCATTAAGAACAAGCTTACCGTTTATATATAACGACTTACCACTAGCAATATTAATTTCTCTACTTTCGTAGATGAAATAATCATTTTCATCGGTCATTTTTCTGCCTCTTTAACTCCTCATAAGCCTTTTTGCGAATAATGACAGCACCATACTTCTCGGTCCATTTGCGAGCAAGTTCTGGCTTGTTAGCCCACATCCATTTACGCTGAGTTTCACTCTTAAACGGCATGTGTCCCTCCTACTTAAAGCAAGAGGGACACACGTCCGCCGGGAGATTAGTTGGTCATAATCTATAAGATTCGCCAGTGCGACTAACTCCTAGGATTCGGTAATGTTCGATTGCTTGCCATGGGCATTACGCTTGTGAGTACCAAGCTGCCAATACTGCTTCATAAGAGCTTCAAAGGCATCAAAGTCCACGACCCACTTAAGAACGCTACCGTCCCTATCTTCCCAATACCACGGCTTATCTCGCCAAATCTTAAGTTCAGACTCAGTAAGATAGAAAGCGTGCTTAGCAGGAGTATCTGGATCAGCAACAACCGGCATATCCTTTTCACCATACATAAAGGAAAGACCCGTCAAACCACCCTCGAACTTCTTCGGTTCATTGTAGCGGCGGAGTGAAGTCATCAGGTTCCAATAAGCACGACGAACACCAAGGCTCATAAAGATAGCCGAGATGATTGATCCACCAGACTTACGAATTTCGTCTACCGCCTTAATCATCGACAGTTCAGTCAATGCAGTAGTAGCAACGTCTTCAAAAGCCGCCCACTTTGGAGTAGTAGCTGGATCAAGTCCGTGAAGTGCACCAGTAGAGTCTACGATCTTATTAAGACCATGAGGCTCCTTGTTGTAGTCACCAGTACGAGAAACATAGTTACCGATAACTGCGCCAGTAACAGCAGCAGAAACAGTAAACGTAGTAGCCGTAAGAATGGCAACAACAGTAACAGCAGTACCGCCGGCAACAGGAGTACCAGCAGCGGTAACATCAATAACCATGCCTTCATCAACATAGTCAGTAGAGTCAACCGTAAGCGTAGTACCTGCTGAGTTAGCAGTAACCTTTGCCTTAATACCGGAAGCAACCGCTGCATCAATGTGACCGTATGCAACACGGTTTTCGTCCTTAAGAAGGTCTTCCTTAAGTCCGTCCATTTCGATGTCCATTGCAGATGAGAAAGCTTGTCTATTACTTTCTGCAAGCGCAATCAACTGCCCCGTCAAACGGACACGACCATATCCGTAAGCGAGAGTCTCAGTAGCAGCCTTAAGTCCTTGCCTACCGGCAGGAGCAAGCTGCGTATTTTCCGAACGATACGAGATACCTGCGTTGCGAGAAGTACGAACGGGAAACGTAACGTACTTACCGCCTACAGCATCCGTAACAGTACCTTCCGCAGTCCTTTCGATGCGCTTCATTGTAACCCGCTCATTATTGAGCAGGTCATTAATGTTGCCCTCGTAAATTTCTTTAAGGATTGCGTTAACCGTGGTCAGGGTTGCAGACACGATTTAACCTTTCTAGCTATTATCAATAGCCGATAATGCGTTCATGACGGCTGCCCGTCTTTCTTGTCCTCTCAACTTAGTTACATCTACCTGGCCTGTAGGAACTCCACCCTGACCCCCCATAATTACTGGGGCTTGTCGACGAGCACCATTCTGGCTGTATTTCTGAATTTCATCATTCCACGCTTTAAGAGCGTCTTGCGGTTGCATTCCTTCTGATACCTTCAAAAGGAAGAAATCATCATTGAAGTCACCAACCTTATTATGCAGGTCTGTGAGGTATTTGTCAAGCTGCGCCTGTTGCTGAGACTCTTCATATTGAGTCTTAAACTGACGAAGCTCTTCAAGCTCGCTGGTTACGTTCTGTTGAAAAACCTCATTAGGGTCTGGTTCATCAGAAACTTGATTAAGTTCTTGTTCGTCAGACATTCCTTCTTCCAATCCGAGGATACGAGGCAGATGAACGTCTGCGAATTCCTCTCCGTATTGTTCTGCTAAAGCACTCCACAAAACTGCAAATGCTTTTTCCGGGTCTTTACTAAAATTACGTGCGAAGTTAGTAAACTTCGCAACATCATCGTAGGAACCAAGCTCTTCATAGGGCTTAAGCTTCTTAGCATTCTCTTGGAATTTCTGAGTAACTGCTCCATCCCATTTCTTAAGGTACGGCGCAACGATTGCTCTATGCTCCGGTGATACCTCGTTAAGAATGGGTGAGGCGAAATCAGAAAATCCTTCAAACTTAGATGTTTCGGGGGTATTCGTTGGTTCAACGTTTGCAGCTGGTTCCTGGACTGGAGCGTCTGAACCACCGAAACTAACTGGATCCATATTGTGGAGCCTCTCCATTTCCATTCGGACTAACGGATTCTAGTTGTTTAGATTCTTCTGGTGGTATTCCTTGTGCCATTTGTTGTTGATTAACAACCATAGTTTCCTTAATCATTTCAAGCTTATGTTCATCAACGTGATCTTGAATAATCTGTTGAATCTCGGGAGGAAGTAATTCGTATTCTTGTGATTTCTGGAACTTTTCATGCTCTTCTACATGAACAGAATGATTATCGTATGAGTTAGTTGTAACCTGATACAACATAGGTTGACCCGTTGTAGGATCAACCTCTGGCACCTGAGTTTCTGGATTAATCAACTCTGCACTCTTCATTGCAGGTTCTGTAGAAAGCATACCAGTTTCAGGATCGACTTGTGGCTGAGCATTAATATCAGGCTTAGTTAGACGCATTCCCTGCATCATGTAGACGTTCTCACGACTAGCATGTCTAACGTCCAGCATCAACTCATCATAAAGCTTATCTGTCTCAGACATTTGCAGATACTTAAGAACCTTTTCAGGAGGAACTGCGCCAAGCTTGATAATTTCAATCATAAAGGCTTGCTTGGCTGCAAGACTTCTAGGAGCCATTGAACCAGGTTCCACACGGAAGTCAGTTAATGGGTTCAAATCCTTTGCCATGAATTCACGAACTTCAAGATACTGATTCTTACTAGTCATTCTAACAACACGTTGAGGGTCCCAATAATCGTGAACGTTAGCAAGAACCTGTACCCCAGTTTCCTGGATACAAGCTTCTAGTGATTCAATAGTCGGCAGCAGAATAGAGTCATTCTCTTCTGCGAGATAAGCAATAGCAGAAGCAGCTTCAACACCAGGAGGAGTTTTGCCCTTAGAAACTTCTGACTGAGAAGAAATATCGTCCATATCTCGGACAATATTGTCTAGCTCATTTTGCAAGAATGAGGGAGGGTCAGGCTGTTCAATAGGTTTAGGCGGCTCAAATCCCATATGAACTGGAAGAGTTAGACCCGGCTTTGAATTCCACTTACGAGGATCAAATGCTCCAGAAATATGCCAATACTGAGGCTTTGCCGCCATATTGCGATATTCCATCATTGCAGACCGAGTTCGGTTGTATTCCTTCTGCGGAGGAATCAAGTCTTTAATAACTGAGTCTGCATACCACATTCCTGTAGGAATATGATCGATCTTTGTAAATGGATATCTTCCGTGCCTGTAGGGGAATTCGTGTTTATAATCCTCTAAACCTTCATGAGCAGATTTTGGATAACCTACAGGGGGGAGAGGGCCTACAGGTGGCTCATCTGATTCAGGTTGATCTAATGTAGCCAATGGATCATCCGTTTTTTCCAAAGGCATCCCGGCTGGAAGCATTTCATCGGGCGTCTTAGCTTCATAGACATAGACCATTGTCTCATCTGCGAAGATGAACATAGCGCCGTTGGGAAAATCCTTACATTTCTTGACGTAGACTTCATGCAGATAGCATTGCTTGTCGGCAGACTTTGTTTGATTGATACCAATGGACTGTAGGAATCGTGAATCAACTAACAGTCTAGAAGCATCTGTCCCAGGCTCAATTTCAATGCCATAACAATTGTAAACGTCCTCTGGACTCATTGTACGGGCATGATCTGCCCACGGCTGCTCTTCCATTTCAGTTGCTTGTAGGTTTTCTACAAACAAATGGAAAGCAGTAACGGGCTCGAAATCAATCTTACCAGGTAATCCGTCGTTCTCAATCTTATTGGGATCGTACCAGTTCTTTAAGTAGCTAGTGCCACAGATAAGTGCCCAGAATGTAGCTACTGTTCGCCGCCGGTTAAAATACTTCGTACGAAGCAAGAACTCTGCGATAGACTCTCCCGCCATTGCTGCAAGTCTATCTGACTCATCCATAGAATCAGGAAGAACAAACCATTGAGTCTGCTCTTTTGAGCACTTAGTAAGCTCGGTACGGATGATTCTCTTAATTCGGTTAGCTGTATGCCTAACCCGCCAGTTATCCTTCGAGACAGTCTCGACAATACTAAATCCACCATTGACTGTCTTATTTATCTGAATCCACTGTTTTCCCCCGAAAAACAACATATTCTCGTGCCATTGCTTCTCGAATTTAATACGAGCTTGTTGAGCGGACCGGATTTTTCCGCTCCACTTTTCTATAAGTTTTTGGTCAGCCGACCCGCTCACAAGCTCCATTATTACTTCTTAACGCTTGCCTTGTCGCCAGTAATAGGATCAACACTGTGCTTCTGTTCAAGCTTCTCACGATACGCAGCATCGGCTTCCCTCTTTTGGGTTTCCTCAACTGTCTTATCGTTCTCAGCGTCTTTCCTAACCTGCTCACGCATTGCATCTTTTGCGTCAGCCTGTTCCTTAACGTCAAAAACTGGTTGAACTGGGTTAAGAAGATCATCAGGAATCTTCCGTTCAAACCCATCATCAACTCGGACTGCGCTAACGGGTCTGGGACCAAACAAGACTGTCGGGTCATTGATCCCAAACTTACCAAGTGCCGCACGAAAAGTTTCCTCGTCAATTTCCTCACGAAGATAAGCTTCTCGTGCATCTTCTGCGGTTTGAATTCGGGGTGGGCCGAAATTAAACCGAGGATCGTCCGACAGATCCTTTTCTTTCTTCACCGTTACTGGGGTGTTCATTTTACTCCTCTATTAGCTCTGGGAAATCAACCGGATCAAAACCAGTGTATTCTTCGCCCTCTTCTTCTTGATCAGGAACCTGACTTTCCGAAATGGGCTCTAAATTCTCGTACCGGTTCGTCATCAGTTGCTGACTCAACTGGCTGTTCACTACTAACAGGCTCTGCATCGCTTCCGTTTGAGCTTTGATCGTCGCCTGCTGGCTCTCTATCTGAATTCTCATCTGATCGAACAACCAATTCTGCATTATCTGCTCGTTGCTTAAGTTGTCCATTGTCTGTAGGTTCATTGCTTATCAACTCAGTTTCATTGTTATAACTAGGTGGTACATATTCCTCATCTTTCGTCCAGGGTTCTACTCCAAACAAGAAAAGCTGGGCTTGTTTCATCACATCAGTAGCGAGAGACTCCCAGCATTCATTGCAGTAATAGACTACCCCATCCATAACAGGATTAAAGTGATTATCAAGATTAATCTGAATATCAGCGTACCATTTACGACGGTCGTCGCCTACACCACAGACAATACAAACGTATGGTGGAAAGGTAGGCAACCTCATTATAATCGTCATTAGTCTTTCCAAACTACTTTAGTCTTACCATTATGTCCATGAATGGCTTCGACGGCAGAAATCCCCTGTCGCCAAATAACTACTGAACGGAAATCGCCTACAATCCAGTTCATTGCGATTTGCCCATCAGAGAACTCAACACCTTCCGCTACAATACCAGTTCCAGAAATTCCCGTCTCATCTTCTATTCGTTCGAGAAAGAAAGTTCTCATTACCACTCAATTCCTAACTGCTCATCATAGTTGTTGTTTGTATTAGCAAACACTAACTCATAATCGAAATCACTAGCTGGAGTTGCTGCCATCAGAACGTTTCCTCTAATACTTTCTTCTTCGCCTTCCATTGCTGGACGAGACATTACACCGTAACGCATTGCATCCATACAATGGTCGTTCCTCTTAAGAGGAACTTCCTTTTTATTTCTGCGACTCTCTAGTTTACTTGTTGCGTATCGGTCCCAGCGATAGTTGCCCAACTCTTTAATTGTTTCGACACATCGTCTGGTAATATAAAGATTGTTGGTGTCAAAACGATTTTGGACTCTTGCGACGCCTGCTCTAATATCGTTGTTGCCCAACGAGATAGGGACCCCATGTTCCATGTATTCCGATTGAATACTCGTTCCTGTGATAGGCTGTGTATTCTTGATCGAGGGGTCACCGACGCAATATAGAGGATGAACTTTCAGCTGTTCAAGTCGGGCTAAATAGGTTAGAGCATTATCTTTGATGATTTTTCTCGTGACATATATCTCATCGTAGATAATAATACGTCCATCTCCGTCAAATGCGCAAAACAGAAAGACAGTAGGATTGGCGTATCCGTGGTCCATGCAAACGAAGTGACCCCATCCTCTTGTGTATTCTCGAAAATTCTCATCTAGTATGTCTTCAATTAAGTTTCCACCTTCGAGATAATCCCTAGGCTTAAAAGAACCAGCATAAACCAGCCCAGTGTGAGTAATAAATGTCCCCTTTCGGCGACTTTCACGCTCAGCGGCACTAAGATTACGAGTAAGACGATTGAGAGCACCAATCGAAATATAAGGGTTCTCTTCAGTATCCACTTCGAGAACGAAAACACTCGTCTCTCCTTTCGCCCACGGATCATAGATACCATCTTTGATCCAGGACATCTCAATCAGTGGAGTCATTGAAATCCAATAGCTACCATTGGTATCTACTAAACGCATTAGACACTCGTTAAAAATGTCCTCCGGTGGTTCTTCGTCAAAGTGTGTAAAGTGCCTTGAAGTCCCAGCAAATTTCGCAAAATCCTGTTCGTATGACATAAACTCCAAGAACGAACCGTTTGTTAGGGTTAGCGTTCTCGACTGCTTGTCGTAAGAATCCTCGAAGGAGCCATTCCTTAAGAAACTCTGAGGAATCCATTTTATAAACTCTGGGAGTAGAATTTTCTTAATTCCGTCTTCGATATCAACTGCGACCGCTCTTCCTCTAATAGGGGGAGGTGGTATGTCATCTCTATAAGGATGCTGTCCTGTGAGCCACATAGCGTCTTCTGCAACACCGGCAACAGTCTTTCCACTTCTGTTTCCTCCGATGTAAAGCTTTTCTTTGTGCTTAGCCTCATGAAACCTCTTCTGGCTAGGATGTGGTTTGTAAGCCTTAATACCCGGCTGAGTGGCAGCCTTCCTTAATAGCTCCTCAGTTAAAAGAGCTATTGTACCAATATCGAATTCGTCGTCTTCCTTAGGCTTAGGCAAGAGTAATGTACTCCCTGTCTTGTTCCTTAACCTTAGTGTAAATCCACTCGTCCCAAACACCTGTAAGGTTAGAAAGTCTGTATATATGTTGCAACTTAGTTACGGCTCTTTGAAGAAACGGCCCATAATAAGCGTCGTTTCTACCTTCGTACAGCCCTACTTCCGAAAGGTACTCGATCAAATCAAATACGTGAATGTTCTGGTCTCCAGGTCTAAGAGTTGGACCGGGAATTAAGTTGCCTACAGGGGGGAAACTTGAAAGAAAGTCTTGCTGGTTCTTCTTAAGTAAATCAGTTGGTTCCTCGTTTTTTCCTAAGAGCAGAAGAACTCTCGGAGCGTGTGTATTACTACACTTAGTTGCTCTACCTCGTAACACGAACGCCCCTTCCACGTTCTGTGCAATTGCGTAGTTAAAGTCGATGTCACTCAATCCCGTTCCGTACGTAGCCTCTTTAACCAACTGGCTAAGCTCTACGCTAGGATTCCTATAGACGTACAGAATGTCCTTACCTACAGGGTAGAACTCCGTAGGTAAAATCTGCAAAGATTCTTGCTGGAAGTAAGAAAAGTCTATGTGGTTGTCGCCTACAGTAGTGATCTTAGGTACAACACTAGTCCAGCGACTTCTAGGAATTAACTTCATTCTAGTCCTTCTAACTTGCTTTGGCTTCAATTGCCGTTTGGTTCAAAAGGTCGCTGCCACGGATTTGTGCTGCCACTTTAGCCAAAACGTGGGGTTCGACGTTTTCTTGAAGAATTTCCATAATGGCTCGTAGTGCAAGCATGATCTTGTCGTTAGCATTATCCCTAGGGCGGTAGATGTTCTGCAACTCAAAGAAGAACTTAATAGCCTGTAGGTCTTTTGCCTGAACTAATGTAGCCAAGTTCAGTTTAGCGTCCTGCTCCAAACCTTCTGTGAGGTCGTCAATTCTCTTCTTGTAGTACTCTTTGTACTTTGGTTGCGCTAACAAGGCTTGCCAAGTCTTAGTGCTTAATCCTACTTGCTTAAGCTTAGCAGTTACACTTCTCTTGTCGTTTACGTCTGTAATGAAGGTTACAGCGGTAACAAACTGAGGCTCCAAATACTCAAATGGAACGTCATAAGGCTTAATCCCTCTTGCCTCTAATGGATCAATTAAGTCCATTAAGAAGGGCTTCCACTCTTCTATAGTTTTGGGAAGTATGTTCTTCGGAAAATGTTGCTCGAAGTCTGCTCTATTAGGAAGACTCTTGAACTCGAAGTAATGCCGCTCGCAGAAAGTTATAAAGTCTTTCCGTTCGTCACGTTCTTTTTCTGGCCATTTTTCGAATCGGAAGCCCTTTGAGAAGACCAGTTTCGTTGGTTCCTCTTCTGGAAAGTCTTTCTGAAAATCTTCCTCTTGTTCATCTTCCTCTTGTTGGTGGAACTTCTTTAGTGTAGCTAAGAAACCGTCGGTTTCCTTTAGTTGAGTTTTGAGTTCCATTACCATGAAAATAACATTCAGTGCTCAGTTTGTCAAGTGAGAAAAAAATTCCAAAAATAAGAACCTAGTGCTCAAAAGCAAAAATGAAAAAATCTAGTGCCCAAAAGAGAATTCTAAAAAATCTAGCACTCACTAACAAAATGAAACATTTCATTATCGCATAATGGGGATCAATTCGTTCTCTGGTAATTATTATCCTATGCCATCAACTGCATATGTAAATTTCACAAAGGGGTTAATTAAAACCTAGGCATGTTGTAGCATAGGACATACATTACTTATGCTTGGCATGTACTATGCTACACCTAGCTTATACTAACCGGTTGCTTATGTTACATGTAGCCTATACCTAACATGTGACGAATGTCACACAAGAATCTTTCGATTGCTCTATCTTTTGGTCGCCGTTTCTGTCATACTGTTCTTGTCGGGGAGATTCTCGACAGAGACAGAAAGTAGGAAACAAGTGTCCACTCAGCAAGAGACGACAACTGTCGTCAATCCCGACGGAGAGGAAATCTCCGAATTCCGTGGAGTTACGGTGCCAGCCGTAATGTCTGCGCTCCGTACAGTCATGGTTGCGCTCGACCCAATTGTCGAAAGCAAGGAATGGCTTACGTGGGACTTAGCGTCTCAACAGAAGCTGTCAGCCGTTGTAAAGCGGCTAAACGATTTCAATACGTCAATCCGTGGCCGATTCGATCCGGTTGTCTGGGAGAACCGTAAGAATGGCAAGCTTCCCGAATCCGTCGAATGGGTTCGTGCGCCACGTAAGGATGACGCAGAGACTCCTGGCCGTAAGGTTACTAAGCCAACGACCGAAGAGAAGGCTAACGCTTTCTTCAATCTCTAAAGTAAGATTAAAGGACTAGTCTCTTTCGGGAGACTAGTCCTTTTTTCGTTTGCACGAAGTCGCAATTCAAGCCACTCGAATACCCTTTATCTCGTTTACCTTTATTTTCCAGCAATAGATTGTATTTGATTTTGTATTTGTTCCTTTTTTCTTGTTAGTCTCTCCATTTCTATTTCTTTCTCAGTACTTTTTTCTTCGCACATTCTTGTTTGCCTACAGGTGTTACAATGCTCATATTCGTAACATCGTTCTGCATACCTACTTACTCACTCTACTATGCTGAGCCTGTGGGTCTATAAAGATCCACGATCGGTCTTTAGACCCACTCTACTGCACAATGAATACCAAACCAATGCAGAACCAATGCAGAACGGTACTGAATCAACGCAGAACCAATGCAGAATGGCTACCGATCACTTATCCACATGCAGACCTCCAAATGGCATAACCCCTGGTAGATAGGTGTAACCGTCAGTAACCATGCAGAGTGAATAATTAAAATGGACTTTCGTAAGTTACTCTGCATATGCAGAGCAATAATACATTCTCACTATCCAAAAAGTTCTTGACTTGACAGCCCATCAGGTGCTATAAATCTCATAAGCCCGCTTGGACAAAAGGAGAAAACATGCCAGAGATACCCTATTTTGCTAGGCAATACTTCAAATACCTAGCCTTAGGTTACCATGAGCTTATAGCTAGTATTGAAGCACACCAAGATAATAAGAGAAACAAAAGGAGTAGGAAATGATGGCAACAGTTAAACAACGAGTCTTCGCAGCCTTAGCTGAGATAGGTGTTGCCACTAAAGTATCTACTATAGAGGAGAAACTAAGCGGCAGTTATTGGTCTATCACTAAGGCCCTTACTGAGCTAAAGAAGAGTGGTTTAGTCGCCGAATCTAATGGGTACTGGGTAATAACCGATAAAGGTAAGTCTACAATAGAAAGTGATCCTAGCCTAAATAAGTTTATAACCTCATCCGCTAAGAAAAAGCCTAAACCACAAACTGACAACTTAATTAATTACATTGATTGGGAACTAGCCAACACATCTGCCCACTGTAGGCACGTCATAAATAATGCAGCAGACTATTTAGAGTTAGACAACACAGAACTACTGTTACCACTCGTTCTAATTTACTTTGCTTCTAGGGGCTTTAAGTTCAAACGACCTACACAAGACATAATCCCTAGAGAAACAGACGAGAAGATGGTAGACTTCTACGATAAGGCTGTCCACTTCATTCATGGAGCAGACAAAGACTAACGCAAGAAATTTCTTATTATAGGCATATAAAACAAGAAAAAGCTTGACATCTGTCCCCTGGTTTGCTAAGCTAGTGGTGGGCACAAGCATGCCCTGAAACAAGTAGGAGGAATAAAGTGCATTCAAAAGTAGACTACACTTTTATGGATAGACGTTTAGAGCAGCTATTCAGTGAAGACGGGGAAATCCATACGCTGACTCAGCAGGAAGTCGCCGAATTGCTATTAGAAAGTAGGAGAGAAGACAATGAGTGATTCTAATTTCTGGGATGATCTGGAGATAGACTATTCCAAGGCTATGACTGAACCAGCCGCTTTTGCAAAGGCTGTTCATGAGAAGGGTGAAGAACTAAAGGACATCCTTAAGTCCAACAACTCAGTTGCCAACTACTTAGCTAACCTCCCCAAAGAGGACTACGATTACACCGAAGTAGACAAGATGATTAATGCCTTTTGGTATTGGGTTGACGACAACGTGCCAACTCAACATCTTAAGGAAGTGGCCAGCCGTTTGCGTAAAACAGCTGGGCAAATCGATTGGATGGAAAAAGATAGGGCACAAGCAGAGATCGTTAAGGAAGTAGGCGATTTGGATAAGCCGCTAGCTAACCTCCAATACATTAAGTTGCGCAAGGGATTTCAGCGGTGGATTGACGCAATGAACCTATTGGAAATGTTTGATGCATGCGGCATTGAACCACCCGAAGCATTGAAGCCCCTTCCTGGAAACTACGGCTCACCTGTAGGCCTTTCAGTTCCGTATATGTTTGTATTTGGAAACGAGACTGCACAGTACAATAATCCTAGAGCTGTTTGTAAGCGTCTAGGTATTGAGCCTTTGAACGTCGCCGATTTGATTGATTGGATTGACGCTAATCCTGATTGTGACATTAAGTACGGAAAGGTCAAGAACTAGAATGCTACTGCAACCTTGGTTCCATTGCAAATGTGGAAAACTTCATACAGCCAATTTTGTAAGCCACTTAACAGTCTGTAGCTGTGGTGAACTGTTATGGCCACAAATCCCTTTTAAGTTTAAGCACGGAAAGGTCTATGACTAATGGAAGAGAGTACCTTTGAACTGGTGGTGGATATGGTTGCTCGTTTAAAGCGGGAAGTTAATAAGCTTGCTAAAGAGAACGAACGGCTTTCTCGTAGAAACCAAATCTTAGAGAGACGGCTTGCTATTAAAAGACCTGACCCCGAACTAATAAAGCTACTGGAAGAGGAAGCGGAGATTGCTAGAAGTAATAAAGGCTTCCCTCCCCCTGTAGGTAAGATTCGTTTCCGTATACCTCTACCCTATTGCTATTGTGAATGGTGTAAGCCGGGAGGTGCATAATGAAAATGAAGCTTTGCACTTGGTGTAACCGAGCATTAAGTATTTACATGAGACATGCACTTGAAATATCAAAATGCCCTCATTGCGATAAGCCATGCGAAGTTCACGGACAATGCGGCTATTGCATTAATGCGTCACAACATATGCGAGAGCTAGATAAGGAAATCAACGGAAAATGATTGTAACAACTAAGCCCTGCATTATGTGTAATAACACTGGTGCTATTGAAGTCAATGAAGAGCATTACAATAATTGGAAGAAAGGTACTCGCATTCAAATCGCATTCCCTGAGCTTGACGCTGATCAAAGAGAATTACTAATGACAGGTATTCATGCCCAATGCTGGGAAAAAATAATGGAGAATATAGACTAATGGAACTTAATAAGAGACTAGGCGGAGAAGAACCTGATAAGCCCCAGTTCTTTGATATTGATGCAGAGATTCGCAAGCTAGTTGAATCTGTTAATGGTCACGCTGATTTGGTTCATACTATAGAGACAGAGCATTGGCATAAGCATAATGAAATTACTGCGAAGATTCAGAAACTTCGTGAGCAATTGGACATTATGCATAAGGCTAAGTACGAAGACCTTCGTAAAGCTCGTGATCAACATGACGAAGATCTTTCTAAGCTTGCTGCTTTGCGTAGACAGAAAGAGGAAGAGGCAAAGAATGCTGCCTATGAAACTACTGTCCAATTGATCAAAGAGATATGTGCTGATTTCGCATCATGGCATATGGCCCGTGAATATCAAGTAGAAGATGTTGTTCGTATTGTTCACCAGTACACAATCGGTTCTACTGGAGTTATGAACGCCAACGATATGGCGCTAGGCAAGACGTTTGAATCTCTTGTCGCATTATATATCTGTATCGAAATCCACAAGCAAAAGCACAACGGTGCGGAGCCTACCATTCTTTGGTTGACTAAGAAATCAATCGTTGAGACCGGCGGTACATTTAATGAGGCTCGCCGTTGGTTTCCTGATCTTAAGTGCTTTCCAGTTAGAGGGGCTGATAATGCTGCCTCTAAGGATATGGTATTCGAGTTTGCAGAGATGGGTGGTATGTGTGTTATCACCAACTACGAAACTGTTAAGAATACCCCGAGAGCACAGAAAATCCACTGGGACTTTGTGATTATGGATGAAGTCCATAAGCTTAGAGGCGGAGCTAACGCATCCGGGCCTACAGCTATTTGGGAGGCTACAAAGAATCTCTCTAGAGGCTTTGTTCTTATGCTTACTGGTACTCCAGTAGCTAACCGTATTGAAGAGATATGGAGTTACCTACATATCTTTGATCCTATCTTGTTTGATAACGCTCGCAAGTTTGCTCGTCAATTCCAGGCATTTAAGGATGTCTCTGGAGAATTTAAGATGACACTCCAAAGCGAGAGAGTTCTTAAGGAAATTCTTAAAGGTCGCCTTATCCGTAGAACAGCTACCGAAGTCGGCCTACAGATGCCTCCAGTTAACTACCAAACTGTTGTCTTGCAACATAACGAACAGCAGGCTGCTCTATATAAGGACATGCTGGAGAAGTTCTT